CTCCTTTCGATTTAAATGATATTTAAATGTTCTATATATTTATAAAAATTAAATTCTTGAAATTTTATCTAAGAATGTTTCAAACGCTTTAACTTTTGCTTCTGATAAATTTCTAGAACTTGTCTTTTTAATTAAGTTTTTGGTTTCTTCAATCTCTCTGTCTTGCCATACACCCTTGACAAATACCCACTCTTTACCTTCCATAATACCTTGTATGTACGCATCAGGTGCTGATGGATCTGCTACAATATCTGCGGCAGTAGCAAGCATAAAATCATCTTGAACTTCATTGATTCCATTAACTTCTTTAAGTGTGCCCAGACCTCGTGAACTAACCCCCAATCCAGCTCCTTCTTTAATTAAACTGGAAGCAATATTACCCATAGGAGTATCTAAAATTTTTGCTCGTCCAATCCAATTATTGCCGTCTTCTCTAAGAGATACGATCATGTGTGAAACACGATCAAGATTAATGTTAGGACCTTCAGGATGTCCTAGTTCACCATATGCTCTTTTAGTACTGACTTGTTCTTTAATATAACGGTTGACTTCTTTTGCCATTATTTCTTTTGGATACATTCTACCGTTTCTGTTTTTTAAATTTGCTTGTAAAAAAACGCCTTCTATAAAGAGACTTTTTTTACCATTCTCACTGCTTTCTTCTACAATGAATTGTAAATCTTCGTTGAGTTCTTTAATAAGTTTCATTAACCTAATACTCCGTCAGCACCTTGATGTTGCTGTGAACCGAATCCTGCAACTTTAGATAAAGAAAGAATTACAGTACCGCCGGTTCCTCCGTTATCAACAGCTACAACAATATTTGCATCATTTTCATGAGTGTCTGCCCAATCATAAAAATCTATGCGCCCAGTTCCTATACATGTATACAGTACAACTGAGTCTCTTGTTACAGTTGCTTGAGTTCCAGTACCTAAAGTCCACTGTAAACCCTTGATATTGACCAATTGAGTACCAGAAACAGTCTCACTTGTTTTTTTAAGATCAACATCAAGATCAATGGTGGCGCTTCCGTCATCACCTCGCAGAACTACAACACCTTGTACCTGTGTTAATTTTACTATATTTTTTATAAGAGCAGGCATTTATTTTTTCCCCTATTACATTGGCATTTTCTTTTTAGAATTTGAGTGCATATGACTTTCAGACATAAGTATTTGAACACCATCATCTTCCACTCTTACTGTTTCAATACCATGTTCGAACATAACTTTATACCAAGAGATATTACCTTGACTGTCTGGTATGGCATGTTCGCCGTGAATTGGGGTTCCTTCACCTAATCCTTCTTTAAAAATTTTGGTGGCGCACATGTGTTTATCACCATCCAAAGAACCTTTTGCAACGCCGTCCATAGGTTCTTCTTGAATATCTGTTTCAACATTGGATCTAAATTCTTTGAATGTTTTCATTTTTATATTACTCTTTGGTTTCGTATTCGTCATCAATATCTAAAATGTGTTCTTCACCATCCGCTAAACCCATTGCTTGCATTTCTGGATTTTTAAAAATTGATCTTGCAAGAGTTTGTTTGTAATCATTTAAAGCATCACCTGCTCTTGCTTGCATAATAGCATTAAAATTTGTTTGAACTTCACTAGCATTACCCATACTAATATTATTAATCATGTCTCTAATTGCTTGATGATTGTCCATTATTGCTCTCCACTCAAATCAGCTTGTTGCTGTTGCATGTCCATTTGATGTTCTTGATCTTGTGTTTTAAAAGGTGCTTCTACTTGCATTTGCATATTAATTTCTTCTATTTGTTCATCTGTAAGCATAAGTATATTTTTCTGCACATACTCTTTGCTAAACAATGAACCAATAAAAGAAGACGCTCCTTGCAATACTTCAAATCTACTTCTCAGTATTTCCTGATTTTTAGATTCAGTGTAATATGTATCTTGAGAAAAATTATAAATGATAGTATCTTTTATATCATTCCAATCTTCTTCAGTCATTATATTTTTTAATACTAACTGAGTTTTCAAAAGGTCTTCAAACATTGTTGAAAACTTTCTTCTCAGTTTAGCAACAAATTTAGCAAACTTTAATTCATCTCTATTAATTTCAGCAGAACGACCAAAATTTAATCCTGCTGACTGTTCTAATCTTGATACAGGAACATTTAGTGCTTGATATAGTTTTTTCTGAAAATATTCTATATCACCAATTTCTCCTAAATTCTGCCCTGCTGGTAGAGTGTCAATTTGTGTTCCCTGACTACCTTCTCTACGGGGAAGCCAAAAGTCTTCTAACATGGACATGAACTTTTTATCGTCCCTGACTTCACCTGTGTTAGCATCATATACTAATTTATTACGATATCTATCCATGATATCTTTAAGATATTGTTCTGCTCGACCGCTAGGTAAATTACCTACGTCTACATAAAAAATTCTACGCTCAGGAGCGCGTGTTATGCGGTAAATGACCGCAGCGTTCTCCATCATGCGTAATTGATTTGCAGGTCTAATGGCTTTGTGTAGATAAGATAAAGGAATATTTTTATCTTGATCCACCAATCCACTAGAGCAATATACAATAGCGTCTTTTGTAATTTTCAAAGCACTATTTGAATCAGCAGCCGGTTTATATTGCCCTGGTTTATCTGTTACTCCCTTTTCATTAAAGAGAAAAAATTCTTCTACATCTTTAACAAAAGAAACTCCATTTTCATTTTTTTCTTTTTTAATTTCTTTTATCTTTGTAATCTTACGAGGATCAATATAACGAATGTCTTTAATACCATCTTGTGGTCTTGCAGTATCAATTACTTTGTGAAAGACTAATCTTCCATCAATGTACCAACGTCTAAAGTAATCCTGCGCTCTGTCGTTAAAATGCAAAACTCTTAAAATATAATTAAATTCATCTGTAATCTTTTTCTGAATATTAACAGAAAGACCAGTTTTATCTAAATTAAGTTTTAATGGAACTTCATCATTGAGATTTGCAATTGAATCATTCACAACATCTTCAATAGCGGCATCAACATCTGCCATCAAAGCAATGTCTCTGTATCGCTTTATTAGCTCAGCCTCAGTGTTGGCAATGCCTTCAATATCTAAGTAAGTGCCATAATAGCCACCCGCTCGTATACTTTCGACACCGCCGTCATCCGAGGGTGCCACAAAAGACTTTTCAGTCGGTTGTGGCTTTTCCCGAGTTATCTCAAATCCAAAAATATTCATATTATAGTTTTATCTTAATTAAACGTTATCGTAATGTTGATATTGGAAAGTTACAGTGAACTCTTCAATAACATCATTCTGGGCATATTGCAATGCAATTTCACTCATTTGAATTGGGAAAGCATTTCGAAGGGTGTATCTACCACCTCTCAATACTTTATCATTTCTATCCAAATGCTCAATAACAAGATCAGCTTGATATTGTGCGGGAGTGAGAATACCAGTGTTAGTGGCATTATTGTTCATACCAGCCATCCATTGCTCGAAAGGTCTACGCAAAGATTGATTGGTATCATTAACAATTGTAACAGTCCAAGGATCAAAAACCCTTTCGCCAGCAAGTTTAACTTCTCGTCCTCTGTACTGTATAATTGCAGGGTTTACATTAGATGCTGGAACTGCTGCGCCAGTAACTAATATACTGTAAGAAGTATCAACCCCTGTAACATAACTTGGAAAACCTAACAGAACACGGAACTGGTTAGGACGTGCGCCACCAGCTCCTAGTCTTGATTTAAATTCAGTGATATTCATTTATTGCTCCTTTTACTTTGTATTTATATTTAACCGCCAACTTCATCAAACGAAATACCAGTTCTGGTAGCGATGAAGTTTAACTGTATGAAGTTAATGGAACGAGCAGGTTGAATGAAGATATCAGCAACAAAAGAATTACTATCAATAACTTGTGGAGTGTTATTTGTTTCATCACACACAGTACGGAAGTTGAAAATACCTCTACGGCCCTGAACATCACGCAAGAAAGGATCAACTAAGTTTTTAAATTGAGCCCTAGTAAATGCGTCATTAAATTCAAACAATTGAAATTTAGCTGCTGTAGCAATTGCTTTTTCAAGTGTAATGAATAGTCTACGAACGTTGATACGATCAAACGCACTGGGTTTTGCAAGCATGGTTTTATCACCAAACAATACAATACCTGAACCAGGAAATCCTACTACAGGATTGATACCATTTTTGTAAAGAGTATCACGGTCAGATTTGTTTGGAGAATATGCTAATTTAACAGCATTCTTAATTGCGCCTCTGTTATAACCTGCAGGAGAGAACCAAGGGTCAGCATCTGCATCAGTTTTAGCACAAAGACCAGCAATGTCGCCGTTTAACGGAACATAAACATATGCGTCAGTATAACGATCATACATGTATTTGTAACCACTGTCCATCACTGCATAAGAAGACCTAGTGAAGGTTCCAAGATCAGTAACAATAGCTGCTGCTTCACCGCCAACGTTATTAACCACACTCGCTTCTTCTGGTGAAACAAATACCATACAATCTTTACGTACTTCTGCGATATTGTCGATAACATAATCACCGACTGCCAGTGATGCATCGCCTACAAAAATTAAGTTAACATCTACAAGTTCATCGTTTGCAAACAAATCAAAAGCAGTTTGTTTGTCACTGTCAGCAATTGTACCGTCTAATCCTCCGGTTAAAGTGGTTGCCCCTTCACTAAATACATGAGAAGAAGTAAACGCTTTACCTACTCCTGAAATTCCCCAAGCATTACCAGAAGTTGCTGCCGCTGGATGATCTGCCCACCAAATCCATTCTGAGCGAGTATTGATTACATTTTTGTAGAAATTTGAACGACCCAAAGAATCTCTAGCATCAGATGCCTTTGAAACACCTGCGAATCGTTCAAGAATTGTACCAGCAGTTCCGCTAATTGCACCATCAATATCAACTACAATGATATGCAATTCGTCATTTGAGCCACCTACTGCCGTCACTGAAGTAGTGGCGCTTGGAGTATAATCAAATTGACTAGCATATGTCCAAGCAGAATAAGCAGTTCCTGCTTTAACAGTTAAACCAGTCGGTG